AACCACAGTTCCAACCTAGCGAGTTGTGGGATACAGTATTTACGGATGTACCAGTAGCCACCGTACACGGGAGTCTGGTTCCTGTGTATGCTCCTGGTCTTTCAGAGTTAATGTACGTGCGACTTGGGGATCTGTATCCACCAGTTACGCACAGACAAGAAAGGGGGTAAGTAGTATTGGCCGAGTTTAAGCAACTGAATGTGAAGTTGAACGCTGCTATCTATGAAGCATTCATAGCCGCATGCACACGCAACAAGGTGAGCATGTCTGGCCAAGTGAAGCAGATGATAATGGATTACATCGCTGGTTCTTGGCCTGAAGAGTTCATGCTTGAGGAATGTAAAGCATGTGGCAAACAACTAATGCATATGAACAAGACGATGGCGTACTGTAGCCATGAATGTGCTGGCATTACAAGGCTACCGAGATCAATCTTAGTAGGTCACACAGCAGTGATCTCAAACACTGGAGTATACGGACATGTCTCTGTTGGTCGGGATGCCGTATCTTGTATCATATGCAACAAGCGGGTGGACCCTGGCCATTTTTTCGGCGAGGGTGCACAGGGGGTTTTTTGTCTGAAACACGCAGTGTTGTTGCATCATCGCTACCAGCAGCAGCAACAACCGCACTCGAATCCACAGATGGACGACGCTCAAAAGCTTCTCGACATGATCAAACAAGGAATAGACTTAACTAAAATGGAAGGAGAAATATAATGGAAATAGTTCCTGGGTACACATGGAATGGCGAGAGGCTTGTGAGGAATCTGGAAGCCAGTATCCAGAGAGTGTCGTTCAATGGGCAGAGTGTAACGATACACACTAGCAGTGATGCTAGAACGTGCCAGATGTGTGGCAATCAAATTAAGAAAGGTGATAAGTATGGTGCAGGACGCAAGGTTGCATACTGTATCCACTGTCTTACACCTTCATTAAAGAACATGGAGGAAGAAGAAAGTGTGTAGAAACTGTGGAAGTAAAAGCATGAAATGGAATCCTCGTTTGGCAAGATGGGAATGTGTTTCTTGCGGTCACGCACAGCGTTCCCAAAGTTAGCCGGTGGGGGCCGGATGGGCAGCCAGACCGATGGCAGACCGGCGGGTGACTTTTGAAAATTGGTCCCCAAAGGTATTGACAAAGGTGCCTATCTGTGCTATAATGTAGGTGTGCCTGGGGGATACCCGCGCCCGACCCATCCCCCTGCCATTGGACGCCCCGTGGGGGTGTCTATCAGAATCTGTAGCAATAAAATGTTGCTACTGTTTTTTCTCGCGAAAGGAGAAATGAAATGCAAGTCGCTAATGCAGGTAATGTGGATCGCAATAAGAAGTTGAGCCCCGTAGCCGCTGGAATGTTGATGGGCAAGTCCGGTTCACACATCAGTAAATTGCAGGCTGATGAGATTCTTCCTCGCAATCTTACTGTTGGTGCTGTTCTGGATTATATTGCGACTGCTGATACTGGTCGCCGCCGAAGCAGCAAGAATGATGGTGAGCGCATGTGGTACTTGACATGCGACGAGGCTACTGCTCAGCAGATCATCAATACGTTCCGTGTACGTATTGATGATCCGCGCGAACTTGCGAAGCAGCGTGCAGAAGAGGCGAAGGAGAAGGCTCGCAAGGATCTGGAGGAACTCGGCCTCGTTCCTGCGTAAAACATAAGCAGTAGAGAAACTACTACAATGGCGTAGTAGTTTCCCGCATACACACCACACACACGCCCCACGCCCCACGTGGCGATTTCATTCTACAGAAAGGAGTATTCCAAATATGCCAGATGTTTCTACTACGTCCGAAAAGAAACCCCCTGTGCACTCCGGCGGGCCAGACCTGTGTATGTTGCGTCAGTGGTTTGGATCGTTTACTAAAGAGGAATTAGTAAACATGCTTGCCACTATAATGTATACTGGAATACCTCCGGTGATTCCAGACGCAGCCTTGATAAAAGAAGTAAAGGTTTCTCGTGGACGTGGTCGCCCAAAGGGTAGCACAGTAGTTGGACTGACTAGTAATCTGCTGAAAGTGCTAGGTAAATACTACCCCATGCCAGCAGAAGAACTCAATCTTTCCATAATTGCAAAGGAAATGAATGTAGCAGTAAGCACACTTGTACGCTACCGAGAACACGTGGAGTATCTACCACCATACTTGCAATCATACTTCTTGGACATTCCTAACGTGCACATAGCGCCACGCTTTCCTCTCATCTGGAGAGCGGTGCTGGACATACACAATCACATGTTGATTGCAGCAGAACCTGGACGCATCATTCCTATCTATGCACTACATGCTAGATTGTGGGGAGCAAAGGCATTGAGCATTTCAGTTCGTACTTTGGGGGATCACAAACTAGCGAGAGCAGAACAGCAGGAATTGAATCGTGTGTTTGATCCTAATCTACTTAGCGTATTCGAACACGCAGGTTGGCCAAAGATACAAGTTCCTTCTGTACCTGGTGGTGCTGGTTGTGCAGATGGATGTCACATAGTTGAAGCATATATTCACGGGCATGTACCAAAGACAGTGGGTGGATGGCGAGAACTACTGTGTATGTCCAGTAAACTTCCGAAAGGTGTGGTCTTGGACACGCAAGATAAGAAGGACTTTATTGCTCCAAGAACACTAAAGGATGTATACCAGCAGATCCTGTCACCAGTCTGGAATGAAGGAGAGGACATAATTGGCTCGCCAAGTCAACCATTACCTACAGGTTAAGATAAAATTTCCCGGAAACTTTTTGGATAAGTTTCCTATCCTGGGAATAGATCCGGGAAAAACAATTGGCATGTGCTATGCCACTGCAGAGATAGATGAGGAGACACACGCGGGCATCGTGTATCTATCTCTGTTTGATATTTCTTGGCCATCTGACGTGGATGTTCTGCAAGGAATGTTCAAACGTCAGGACAAACGACCAAGCACTGTGGTGATCGAGTGCTTTCGTTTGTTTCCTCACAAAGCAACAGCCTTAATCGGTGACGATTTCATTCCGTCACAGGTCATAGGCTTCTTGCGTATTCAGTGTATGGATTACAGCACGTTGTTTGTGGAACAGATGTCTTCCATTAAGGCTGCATGGAAGGCACCAGCACTTGCGGCTTTTGGAATTGATCTCAAAGGCGTACCACATCATTCAAGAGACGCATTAATCCACGTAGTTCACTACTTAGTAGAGGAGGCAAAGCGTGCGCGAAAAGAAAAAACTTAAAGAAATGCGAGCAGTTCGTGATAAGGGACATGCAAAGTCGCCTTGGCCCTACCAGATGAATGGTGCACGTTTTCTGCAAACGAGAGGCGGTGCTCTGCTAGGAGATCAAGTAGGTCTAGGTAAGACTCTCCAAGCAATCATTGCTGTGCAGAAATGTGGACTTCCCAATGTGCTCTTGGTAGTTCCGAATAGCCACAAGAAGTGGTGGATTCAGGAGATCATAGCGCAAGAGCGCATTGCGTTTGATGTCCAGGATGTGAAGATTGAGTTACTAGGCAATCTTCCAGTCGTGCAGATTATCTTTTCTGGTGGGAAGAAACGTGTGTGGATAGTTGCCCATCATGAAGCGCTACGCATAAACAGTCCATACTTCAAAGTACTGGACGATGTTCAGTGGGGAACAGTTATTGTAGATGAAGTCCACAAGATTTCCAACCACGAAACGCAAAGGGCAAAAGGACTTAACGCATTAAAGAGTTGGCATAGGTGGGGACTGACAGGTTCACCGATTGCCGACAAGCCTGACAGTTTGTGGGGACTGCTACATTGGATTGCACCTGACAAGTTCACCAACAAGTGGGCATTCATCAAGGAACACTTCTATGTGTACGAAACTTGGGGAGGAAATCTCAAACTAGGTGCATGTATAAATCCAGCAAAGTTGCAGTTAGTAACTGCCCCATATCTACTGGTCAGGAAACTGGAAGACGTGGGCATAGAACTTCCGGAGATTACACCAGTAGAAGATCGACCTGTGCCTTTGGAGTTGATGCCACTCCAACAGAAATATTATGACAAGGTAGAGAATGAAGCACGCATTGACTTGATGACGCAACTAGGGATCGTGGATGTGGATCCCGAAGATTACGAACTCTATCTTGATCTGGATGACGATGGTGCGAAGTGGATTACTAATGCACTATCTCGATTCACTGCATGTCATCGTGCAGCATCATTGCCACCTACCGACGACAACGCAAAGATGGAGTGGCTAAGAGAATACGTAGAGAATGGCGGTGAGCCTGCCGTAATCTTTACAAGATACGTAGCCACCAAGGATGCAATCATTGAGAAACTTATGGACTGGCTGCCTAAAGAAGAAGCATCAAAGTACATCGTGGGTACTTATGCCTACATGTCTCATGGCCATAACCTTCAGCATTTACATGTGCTTATTCAATGGGACTTGTCGTGGTCTAGAATTGAATATGAACAGAGCATAGGTCGTGTCCATAGACAAGGACAACTCCACCCTGTTCAAGCGTATGAACTACAATGTGAGAATACTGTGGATATGTACATCGCTGAGTTAGTACACAACAAACAAGCAACCGCTGAAATGTTGTTGAAGTGGTTGAGAAAGGAGGAAGAATATGTGGACCAGTAAGCCTAAGCAAAAGTACACACGTCCTTCTGTCTCTTACGAAACGCGCAAGTGCAGTTTGTGTAAGGAGCCTATTGCTTCCGGAGTTCCACATTATGTGGTTGAAGGAGAAGACGAAGAAACCAGATACTATCACAAGGAGTGCCTGCTATGAATGAGATCCACACCAGTAGCATTTCAGGATTCAATCATTGTCCACGTGCGTGGTATCTTGTAGATAGAGATATGGGTCTAGGATATAGGCCCAAACTACAGGATGTAAAACTTCAGTTCGGCACAATGATGCACCGAGCATTGGAGTTACACTATCTTGGTGGTATGCCACTTAAGGCATCGTGGGCAAGTGCTGTTCAAGATGAGATCCTGGCAGCAACCAACAATGGACAGAAGCCTTTGATGTTGGAACAACGGGCTCAATTAAATCTTCAAGCTGCATCAGGACTTGGTGTAATCAAAGGCTATGAATCTTGGATTGCATCTTCAGGCAACGATCCATACTCTGACTACAATCTAAGGTTCCTGGACATGGAGCGTGCATTCGTATTCCAACCAGATGGCTGTAGTTTCAAAGTCGGAGGAAAGTGGGACGGAGTTGTCGAATCCAGATCGGATGGTGAAACGTACATCTTTGAAACAAAGACATGTGCCAGTGTAGATTCTACACTACGTGGGATTATGTGGGATCCTCAGCCCCAGTTGTACGCATGGGCTGCAAGCAACATTCTAGGTAAGCAGATACAAGGCGTTGTCTATAACCTGGTAACCAGCATCAATCCATTCGACATACCATTGTTGAAGAACGGACTTCCTAGCAAAGGAGTAAAGTCTACAGTCAAGTCAACCTATGAAGTTTACTTGATGACTTTGCTTCAGCGTGCAGAAGCCACGGGGAATAGTGTTGAGACTGTGCTTGCAAACTATGCAGAGGAACTTGCTTACATGAGAACTAGTTCTCCAAGATTGTACGTACGTCACCTGCATAGAGTGAGCGCAGCAATGCAAGAGCAAACAGCAAAGCACGTCACACGATTTTCTGAACTTATGGACAGAGCCTTGAATAAGGCAGCAGATGGAAACTACCCATTGCCTTACAAGTCACGGTTCACGTGTCCAAATTGCAGAGTACGTATGGTGTGTTTAGCAATGGACGAGGGAGCGGACTGGCGGGAACTGTTGGAACGCGACTTCGAAAAAGTATCTAGAAGAGAGGAGGATGAAGACAGTGACGCTTAGGAGAATACCAGTTCCCGATATAGATCCGGATGAAAACCAAGAACTTATCCTTATGCCTAACATTGCACCTGCAGTAATCAGTCCAGAGAAACAGGAGAAGATACGTATTTTACAATCTGAAATGCTCAGGGCCTATCAGTGTTTGTCGCATCACTTTGGGGCAATCCCCATAGAACAAATTCCACTACGACGTGGAGATCTAGTACCGTGGCTAGTACGTATCAAGGACGCATCTATGGAGTTAATAAACATTCTTGATGGAAGAAAGGAGGAAAAGTAAACAGTGTGCTGATACCAGACTACAGTGATGATGGCAGTATCCTTCTTAGGATGATGGTGTATGGTGTTCCTGGTGCAGGGAAAACCACATTCGCATCAACGTTTGATGACGACCCCCGTACCTCACGTGTGCTGATTGTTGACGTTGGTGGTAACAGCATAAGCATACGTAAGAACTCACCTAAGCCGCTAGTCCTAATCCCGGAATCATTGAATGACATAGACAGAATATTCGCGTTCTGTCTACGGCAGAAACCAGACGATCCAATACGTGCGGCATTGGGAATTGACAGTGATGTCAGAATTAACACAGTAGTTATCGACACGCTTTCCGAAGTCCAACGAATGGCAATCCACGAGGAACGTGGAGTAGCGTATGCAACGGATTCTGCATATCAGGCTGGAGTACCTTTGTCAATACGTAACACACCAACAATGCGAATTCAGGATTGGGGTGGCATCTTGCAGAAGATGACTACGCTGGCCTCAATGTTCTACAAACTTCCTATGCATGTAATCATTACATGCCAGGAGAAGTTAGAGATTGAAGAAGAGGATGGCAAGATCATATCCTCTACAGCACGCCCGTTTCTGCAAGGTGGATCCGCAGATGCAGTACCTGCATGGGCAACGTTAATTGGAAGAATAACACGTCGTCCTGTACCAGGTCGTGCATCTGTTCCATTCATGCAGTTCACAAACACAACCAGATGGTATGGCAAGAATCAAGTATCATTGACCTTGCCTAACGAAATCCAAGATCCAACTGCGTCTAAAATTCTAGATGCAGTCATTGCAGGTTAACGAAAGGAGAACTATCATGGCAGTTTTTACACCCGCAGGCGAGAATCCCGTGCAGGCTCAGGTTGGCAATCCTACGTTTGGTGGTAGCCCGACAGAGACCAAGAAACGAATGCTTGATTTTGCTAGCGCGCGACGCATTCCTTCGCCTGGTCAGTACCTTGTTGTCGTAAAGTCCTACACTGAGAAGACAAGTCAAAAGGGAAATGACTACATTCAAGTTTCGTTTGCCATCGAGCAGCCTGAGGAGTACAACATGTTGACGTTGTATGACCGGCTGATGATGGTTGGTGGTGGCCTTGCGCGTACTATGAATGCGTTGATCGCACTTGGATTCGAGGTAACGGATAACTTCGAGTTCGATCCCAAGATGTTGGTTGGATGTCGCGCATGGGTTGAGGTAATCAACCAGCCTGATGATAACGGCGTAATGCGTGCAAACATTTCCCGTTATCTTGGCAACGGCTAACTAGGGGGAGAGCGTGTCGAATGTTGCAAGTCCTAACTTCGACTTCTTCACGGCAGTCTTTCGACACGCTCCAGCAAACGCTAATACGCTTGTAAGGTGGGGTCCAGTTCAACCAGTGTTTTTCGTTCCTCTCTCCAGTCTGTTTGATGGAAGTGTTTCGGCTGGAGAGGGGAACGTGTTTTTTGGACCTGCTCTACGAAAGAGTGAGGACTCCACAAAAAGCGGCGTGCTCGGAGCGAGTGCAGCATGGTTGGATTTCGATAACGAAGAAGGATCGAATGCAATCGCGCTGCTTCCTCCAAGCATTATGGTTGCTAGCGGTGGCCCTGGGAAGTTCCATTACTATTGGTTAATGGATAGGTTTGTTAGTCCAGACCAATTGGAAAGAATCAACAAGGCCATCGCTACGCACCATAATGATCGAGGAGGAACGTGGGACTGTACTAGAATACTCAGAGTTCCTGGTAGTCAGAATCTGAAATACAATCCAGCAAGAATTGCTGAGATTAAGATGTTCGTTCCGCAGAGAGTGTATCCACCAGAAGAACTAGAGAAACTACAGGCATTCGATCCTGCAGTTCTAAGAGTTCCGGATGGACGCTCTCGTAGCGAACGAGATTTTCGTTTGGCAAAACTGCTGGCAAGTTGGGGAATGTCCGATGCATCTATCGAAGTTTCTCTACGCACGTATTCAGATAAGGCCAAAGAGGAATGGAGAACATATCTACCCAGAACCATCACAAGAGCGCGAGAGAGTCTTACACGTTCAGGTAAAACTCTGTCGCGTGAAGACAAGAATCTAGATGTAGCACCGAGGAAAGTCAGACACCTAGCCAACTTCTATGCAATGCCAGTAGCCTCGCTTGTTTCTTCTACTGGTTCCGATGAAGGAATAATGATGGAAGTTGGATGGGGAGAAGGCAAGCGTAGACTGCGTGCTGTTCAGAGTGACTTCGATAGCAGAAAGGCGGTGAACACATGGTTAACCAGGAATGGATTGCAGACTAGAATGTGGTTAGGAAACGACAAGGACGCATCAGACTTCTGGGTTGCTTGTTGTGACATCATCCCAGATGAAACTGTGCTACTTGTACCACAGGCAGGGCGCCACACTTACAAGAATGCTACTATGTTTGTGTATGGAAAAGAAAACGCCCTGTGCACTCCAGCCTGTAATAGATTGCCAGTGTTGTGGTCATCGCCAGTATCTGAACAAAGAGAAGTGTTTCTTCCCGAAACTCCAGAACTCTTGCCACAAGAAGATGCCCTTCACCTTATCAACACCACGCTAAAACTTAACGTCCCCGAAGTAATAATTCCTGCACTTGGTTGGGTAATGGCCACACCAATCAAGCCTCTAATCGAAACCTGCTACATGAGGTTTCCGTTACTGTTGCTCTTTGGGCAAAGAGGCAGTGGTAAAACTTCACTACTACGTGATGGCTTATTACCATTGATCGGTGGAGTTACTCCGCTAGGTTCGGACGTTACCCGCTTTGCACTACTGTCTGCACTCTCTTCCTACAATGCCATACCTGTTTGGCTTGGAGAGTTTCGTGCATCACTTCCAAACACTGACGAGTTGCAAACGTATCTGCGTATGGCATACGATGGTGCGAGAGAAGAGCGTGGACGCAGCAATCAAACAGTTGCTGTCTACGAAATGACAGCACCAGTCGTAGTAGATGGGGAAACCATGTTTCCAGATTCTGCTGTTAGAGAACGGACTCTGCCAGTCAGACTTATTCAGGCTAACATCCTGAGATCTGGATACACGGTAGCAATGAAAACTCTCAGAGAGATCCATCAACTACAGCCTCTATTCGCACGGGACTATCTGCAACATACCCTGTCTACCACGAAAGATGACGTTTCCCGCTGGATCGCACAGGGCGAAATTTTTTTCAGTGAGAGTATTCCACAATCCAGGTTAGTAAGTGCTGCAACCACAGCATACATAGGGATCAAGTTGTTGCAGACTTACGTTCCAGTGGATCTTACTGATAAAGAGATAGTCAGTGCTATCCTCAAAACGATGGACAATGTCTACGTTCACGGACTTGGTGTGCGTACGCCAGTAGAACAGATGTTGGAGATTCTGTCGCACGCATTTCGCGCTGGCCAAACGTGGGCAATCCAGGCTTGCGAGTACAAAGAAGGCGTGTTGTGGTTTAATGTCACAACCTGTCACCACTGGATTCGTAGATTCTGGTTTGGATTACCAGAGAAGGAAATGCTCATGCCTCAGATTGACGAGCGTGTGGGCATCTACATAGAAACTCCAAAGGTGAAGGATGGCGGCATTTACTACGGCCTTAATATTGCAAAGGCGCAGGAGTTAGGATTAGACGTTCCAACTCCAATATCACTCACCATCAAAAGGAAAGGAGAGGTCACTCTGTGAACGAAGCGCTAGAGGATGAGTTGTACGAAGAGGCTACAGTAAAACCGAAACGCCCATATGCCCTTTGTCACGAATGCCCTCTGTCCGATCCTTCTCATACATACGTACCTACATACTTTCCGGCGACGGAGCCGGAGTATGTAGTTATCGGAGAAGGTCCAGGATATGAGGAAGCCAGAGTAGGCAAACCATTCGTTGGCGAATCAGGCCGCCTATTACGTGCAGTATTCAAGATGAATAACAAGGATCTTGATAACTGCCTAGTCACTAACTCTACAGGCTGCCTTCCCAAGAATGCTACTAAAGCACAACTTGAACGTGCTGTTTGGTGTTGCAAACCAGCACTTGATGCAGACTTGAGATTGGGTTCGCCACGAGCGCCGAGAATATTACTTGGCGCACACGCGCACAAGTCTGCGGGCATGGAAGATTACTACCACTGGGAGAGAAAAGGCGAACAAGATCCACCAAGGATGCGCGATTACATATCGCTTCCACATCCTGCATACATACTTCGTAGTCCTGGCATGGGAGTTCATTTCGTAAACGGAATGTACAAGGCATTGTCTGCTCCATCTTACGATGATGGTGATCCAGAAATGTCATTGCACCACGATGAAAAAAATCTTCCCCCTGTGCACAGCGAGGTTTTCGAGCGAGCACGGGACATCGTGATAGACTTAGAAACTACTGGCCTTTACTGGATTGAGGACATTCCACTGTGGGTAGGTATTGGGTACAGAAATAGGATTGGTGAGATTGAAACCATAATCCTTGACGGCAAAGCCATGATGGAAAACGAAGCCATGATGGAATGGATTGCAGATTTCGTGGACACCTACAAGGAGAAGATCGGTGGTTTCAATATCAAGTTCGATATGCTTTTCCTCTCCCAATACTATGAGGTAGGCCTCAATAGTTTCAGTTGGGATGCAATGCTGGAAGTGAATGCACTGAACGAATATTGGTTCCGTGACTTGAAGAACCTGGCTACTTACTTCTGTAATGCAGGATCTTACGAAAAGGAACTATCGAGGTATGTGGAAAGGAAGTCGGATGGATACAAAGACGTTCCAGAGGATGTGCTTACTAGGTATCTATCACGTGACTTGAAGTACACACTTGAAGTACACGAAGCGCTAAGGAACTGGTTGGGAGAAAGGCATGAGCGTTTCAATCAGCAATTTCAAATTCCAGTATGTAGGGAATTGGCAGTAATGGAGTTTGTTGGTGTGGCTGTTGACGTAGACAAACTCCGTGAACTCGAAGAAGCATTGATCAAGGAAGCAGAGAGCATCAAGGAAAGTATCCAAAGGCTATCACAAGATATAATAAGTAATCCAAACAGTCCAAAGCAAGTGGCTGCCTACCTGTATGACACACTGCATGCGCCAGCATGTGCTATCTATGGATATGGTGTACGAAGCACAGCAGAGCCAGTCCTTGAAGCATTACCTGAAAGTTTCAAGAACATGCCAGTGATAAGGAAGATACTGGAATTCCGTGGGATCAGTAAGATACTTTCATCCTACGTACTTAATGTATATCCTCGTGTCTACTGGGACTCGCTTAGTAGGTGTCACCGTGTTCATCCTGACTGGGATCAGACTGCTGCTATTACAGGCAGAATGTCTGCCCACCATCCAGCCGTGCAAACTATTCCACGTGCTGGAGAAGAGGGAACATGGACATCTAAGATTCGTGCTTGCTACACAGCAGCACCAGATAATGTGCTATGTAGCGTGGACGGAAGCCAGTGGGAACTTCGTGTTGCAGCAGCAGAAAGTGGGGATGAGTTTCTACTTAATGCATATGCAAACGGGAAGGATATACATGGTGAAGTTACATCAGCGATGTTCGGCCCTGGATGGAATAAGGAACAGAGAGCCAACACCAAGCGGTTTGTATTCTCTTGGATATACGGTGGGTCTGAGCAATCTAGTGCAGCTGTGTTTGAACTTCCGAGAGATACAATCCGCATATATGTCGACCGATTCAACCAGTCTTTGCATGGACTGGTTGAATACAGAAAGCGTGTGCACGAGGAAGGTAAAACGCGCGGCTACATCGAAACCAGACTAGGACGTCGCTGTCACTTCCTGCTTATAACTTCTGCTAACGAAGACGCAGTACGGAAAGGAACATTAAACTATCCAATACAAGGTGCAGCAAGCGATCTAACTTGTCTTGCTCTTGTGGACTGCGCTCCAAAACTCAGAAGGATTGGAGCGCGAGTGGTGATGTTGGTACATGATAGCATTGTCTTTGAAGCACCGAAATCTCTAGCAGAGAAGGCATGCAAGATCGTTGCGGATTCCTTGGAGCGTTGCTCCGCCAAAGTCTATCCAGAACTTCCGTGGGTAGCAGAAGCAGAAGTTGGTCCTAACTGGGCAGAGTCGGAGAAGGTGAAATTGTGCGGGGACAAATAAGCTTCCACATCATACCAGACATCCGTGCTGGTCTCAATGCAAGAAACGAATTAGGGGAAGAACTGTGGTCCCTCATTCGTATGCAGTACCTGAAAGAAAACCCGAAGTGTAGTTACTGTGATGCGGATGGAGAAGAACTGCATGAGGAGTGGCGATTCGATGTTGCAAAAACCCAAGCAACACAGGTACTCCTCGACGTGCGTATCTTGTGCAAGAAGTGCCATCTTGCTACTCACATACTTCGTTCTTCTGCTGCGCTTTCGGAGCGGGAGTATCAAGAAATTATCGAGCATATCATGCATGTAAACGGGTGGTCCGCAACACGTATAGATAAAGAAATCAAAGACGCTCTGGATTGCTACTACTGGTTAAAGAATCAACTGAAAGGAGTAACCACATGGAAACTTGATTACGCTTTGCTGATTCCTAAGATCGCTATAGCCAGGACTTTCGTTTCGGCAATAAGAAAGTGCATGCGCCACAATCCCCCAAGGAAAGTAGTATGGCCAAAGAAAAAGAAGTAGACTATCTTTGGTGTGCTAAGTGCAATCGCACACGTCCTGTAGTTAATACCAAGGACGGATCGAAGTGCTCAATCTGTGGTTCCCTTCTAGGGAGAAAGGATTCGAGATATGCTAAATATGGCAAACCAAGCACGTATAGTGGATGTGGCAGCATACATGGCAAGCAGAGGAAAGTTCGCTATCCCTAATGCGGATGAAGCAGCCAAGTTTATGGTAACGGAAGTAGCGGAAGTGATAGACGTAATCATGCGGAAAGATCCAAAATTCACGCGCAACAATCCGAACAAAGACGACTGGAAATACGTAGACGAACTAGGAAAGGAACTGGCGGATGTGGTTTACATGGCGTTCCTGTGTGCGAACGCAGAAGGAATTGATCTTGCTGCGTACCTGAATAGCCAGATAGTAAGACGCGCACAAAAGCATCTTGGCAATGATGGTGCTATGGTGGCCGGATCGCTACTGGAAGCAGACACGCTGAGGATTGCAGAAGATAAATCCTTTATCTCTTATCTGCTTACGCAACCCAGGTGGATGAACCCAGCGGATGAGGACTCACTAAGGCTAAAAGGAATAATGCAGCGGTTTCTTTCTTACGCACTGAAGGATCCAGCAGATGCCACAGCATCCGACGAATGTTAACTGGTCTCTCTTAATGGGAAAGAGTGGGGACATGTCCACAGAGAAAGCGTTAGTTTCTAACTTTCTCTATGTGATGTATCCACTCTTCTGCAAGAAGCATCATTCCTACGGACCACACAATATATCAGTGTTCGGAGAACAAGGTGTGTATATACGAATGTGGGACAAGATGCAACGCATTCGTAGATACATGAATGATGAAGATGTTGCCAACCTTCTTAAGGACGAGAAGATCGAAGACACACTAATGGACATCGCAATCTATGCAATGATTGCAATTCTGGTACGCCACGGTGACTGGCCCAAGTATCCATCTTCACTACGTATGCGCCTTGAGAATTGGATTTTACAAACTCGATTGCTCAGGCGCTTGTATCTCTTGATGAAGGCGTAAGCGAAAAAAAACGCCCTGTGCACCGCAGCGACGCGGGAGCGCACAGGGCGTTTTTTTCTTTTCTACTCTGACATTGTAGGTGTCTTAGTAGTACGGACTCTCCTCGTAGTCTTTGTTTCCACTGGTGGTTCTGTCCTCGCACATTGTGCAACCTTATCCTCAAGCGACGACATTCTTGCATCGAGACTGGTCGCCAGTGTTTCTAGACTCTTGCACAACCTATCTGTGCTGTCCTTAACACCGATAGCGTAGATATTGACCAGTTGGTCTACGATGCTTTTGGAGAGAATGTCCCCCTCCAGAAAGGCACGAGTAAACCACAACAGCACACCTATGACTCCGAGGTTGCTGATTACTTGCGCCAGCTCGACTATAGTCATAGGTGATTACGGTTTGTACGGTCTGTAGTTTAGAAGAACGCCTAGGTACGTAGGGGTGTAGTAGAAAGTTCTCGTAGTGGCAGTGGTACCCGTAAACGCCTTAACCTGGATCCTGTAATACTTACCGACGATCGGTGTAGTAGTCATGTACTCCATCCTGCCTACAGTACCACTGGAGTTTACGTTGGCGTTCAGTGTAGTTGTTACCCAGTTGACGTTATCAATGCTGTGTTGCAAGAACAACCCAATTGTGTAGTACTGAGCTGCCCATACATTAGCATTTGCTACAAAGTAAAGATCAGCAACATTGTACTGTGGCATATCTTGATTCTGCCATAGGTGTGAAGTGTAGTTAGTGATAAGAGTGGCTACTCCGTTAATCGTGTTGTTGGTGGTGGCACCAGTATATACATCTATGTATTCGTGGATTGAAGGTTTGTCCTCTACCTGAGCCTGAATGGCCCCTAGACTTCCTAGAGTGGCAGTCAGAATTATAGCCGCGCCAACTATGGAAGCCAGAACTAGCAGTTTCCTCATTGTTTCCTCCTAGCGGTACACTGCATAGATAGTACTGGTGTAGTAAGTAGTAAGTGTCGGGACTGCAACGTCTGCAACGAGATAGAATGCACGCCCCATTGCGCTGTCCCTATTGTGGTATACACTACTACCTCCACCAGAAGTAGTGGTTGCAGTCACTGGTATGTCTGTACTAAGGACATAACCCTGCCCACTTACTCCAGCCCCATGATACATCTTGTACGAGATCGAGCCTGTGGTATTGCTCGCACTCGTAATGTAGAAATCTACATTCTCTGTATCATCGGGAAGGATGAAAGTGCTGGTAGTATAGTCCGTAGTATAGTAACCAGTTGACAAGATGAGCACCGGCCCTTGGGCGATGCCACTTCTGGATTCGAGAGTGGACACATTGTCCTGAGCACAATCTTCTGCAGCACATGCTACCTCCGGCTTCGAGTAGAAGGTACCCAGATGTAGCATAGTAGTGAGCAGGACAAACGCCCACAAAAGGACAAAGGCTATAGCCAGTCCTTTCTTTCTATGTTCCCTATATGCCAGTTCCATGTTATTTGGCTACGCCATTGTAGCCACTCTCCTTTCTACTGTCTGCCTGCAGCTAGTTTTGCAGCAGCGTCCTCACCGGCAACGCCAAGAATGTACGCCATCACAGTACCAACTAGCGCCATCAGCGTTTGGTTGCTGTCAGTAACGCCTTGCAGATACCCAGTCATAATGCCCATGACTACGATCATCATGGCGCGGAACTTTCTAGACTGGAACTCATGGAAGATGCTACCGAAGAAACCACTAAGCCAGTTCAACAACATTGCTCATTACCTCCTCTACTTTAGGTGTCTCTATGATCTCGCCCGTGCGAGTCATTAACCACTCACGATTATCGAATGCCATAGTTACGTTAGTTCCCGGTTGGGTTACCACTATTAAGTTCTCCAATGGAATATTTTCCAGTCCAGGGTTCAGTTGCTGCACTAGTTGGATTGCTGTTGTAGACAGTGTCTGTATCTCCTGCTGTAGGACTCGAATCTTCTGGTCGAAAAGTTTCAGCGCGTCCAGCGACAGCGCTGATATGGGAAGCGGTTGCATTGCCCATGACCTCCTTTACTAGATTTTGTAGTTGCCCCATGATGACAATGATGTCACCAATAGCAGTGTATACCTGCTGTAGTTCCTCACCCTCCGGTGGCTCCGGTGGCGGTGGAAAATCCGGTGGTGGTGTAGGTGGTTCAGGTTGCTCCGGTGGCGGTGTAGGTGGTACCACACCAGGTTCTAGTAATTGAAATGCTACATAGTAGGAATGATGGCCAATCGTATTTCCAGTTCCTTCATCTGGATGATACGTGTGCATTCCAGATACTATGTCGCTAACTGTATCTTTTACTAGAACGTGAACGACCTGCCCCCCAAACATTGCCAGGTTTCCGCCCGCCTCATACAACGGCTTGTCTAGTATTACAGATGTTGGTGCTGGTTCTGTTTTTGTTCTCCCCTTCCAGTCCCACGTAATTCCATAGTTTCCTCGAAGTTGTTTTCCATCCTTATCTACAAGATCGATGTATACGTTGTGCTTGCCCATGTTATCCTGAGGCGCCAAGTGCAGCACGCCTAGGCACAGGGCGAATTTTTTTCCAGGCTGGGGATTTACTTCCGCAATGGCCACGTCATATTTCAGTGCTTCGTTCTTGCGTCCACCCTCTTTGATCCATTTGTCTATCCAGTGTTGGCGTTCATTCTGTCCGAACAAAGACTACCTCCTTTCCTAAAGTGTGTAGTATTTCTCTCCACGACAAACCTTCCTCGGCCAACGACAGTATCTCTTCCTGCGTCTGTCTGTTATACTGTGCGTGTTGACAGTTAGGATCATCGCCTTTGATGATAGTACCGATACTCCAACGTATCGCCGCGTCAGTGCGGCTATGACGCTTCGACGGGACATACGCCTGGTCTCTGCGACCTATACTGTAGATATGAAACTCACTGTCCCGTGGGTGCTGCAATCTACAGTATGCGTAGGTACGGCAAAAAACGCCCTGTGCGATCAGCGCGTCCATGTCTGCATCGTAAGACATTTCTGCTGGAAGAACTCCCATCAAGTATCTTTCTACTGACATATTGATGTCTCTTCCATCGGACAGTCTGACCGTTATCAGGATCGTAACTGCCAAGAAAGCGTTCATGCTATTGTGGCTATTTTCGCCGTTGCCAGATTAAGCATTTGTGTCGCTAGATTTTCCAATGCTGTTGCCTGCTGTGCAGTTAGATGTGGAACCAAGTTTCCAGAGTGGCATCGTGTAAGACCGTCATTGTATTCTATACTGACTATGTATTGCAGTTCATATTTACTAGAATCCTTTCTCATATACAGCTCTACGGACGAGACTTTCGTGGGTTTTTCACTTTGGAAATTATCAAAGAATGCCATGCTTAATTCCTCCTTTTCTTTTCTATCAGCCTATCCAGTAATCGTTTGCCAGAATGGCAAGTAATAGGCTGTAGTACCAGAGTAGAACTTAAGCCATCCAGTACTGTTTCTGGATGTAGATCCGCCCATCTTGACGGTGCCAGTACCAGTAGATATGGAAGATGTAGCATTCGTAAGTGTCACATAACTTGCGGTGCCGCCATCATCACCACCGACTCCTACACTACCAGATACCTTTAACTTAGGAGTTCCTGGTGCAACACCTATTCCAACCTTACCAGCAAAGTAATTTCCCTGGTTGGATCCTTCCTGGTAAACGCCATAGTTGGCCGTTACAGGTGCGGTTCCGCTGTGCGCCTGGAGGAACAACTGATACAGGTTGGTGATCGTACCGGTGCTGTTGTACGTTGAAATGTGTATGCCTTCCACGGTCGTTGAAACCGGAGTCTCTTTGTCGTCTGTATTGTAATGTCCAGCGCGGATTATCGCGCCAGCCAGGTTTGCCAGTGTACCGCTGTCGTCCACAGCAGCCCCGTTGGCATTTCTCCATGCTGAGATGTTTAAGGCATACATATATCCCGAGTTCGTTTTCGTAGCGGAAACCCGTTCGTATGCACTCATCGTCAGGCCACTACCATAGTAAGTTCCGGTTGTGGTAGTGTTGTGAACGCTCGAGCAACTCATGCCTCTTGTACTACTTTGATTTGTTGCTTCGTTATCGACGTTGAGAGGAATGTATGAAATTGGATCAGCGTTAATCCCAAGTGCACCGCTCACAATCTTCATAGAGTCGCCGGAGTCGAGATTGAGTTGGTTAGACCCACCATCAGAAAGAACAACATCACCACCAAGTGTGAGACTAGTTGCAGCGCTGAAGTTTCTGGAGCTGTCAATCGCGGATGTACCTGCGATTTGCAGGGAACCGGATACCAGGTTAAGGCTATCACCACTTGCAATGTCGAACCTGTTAGCTGCACCACGAGAAAGTACTGCATCACCACCTAGTGTCAAGCTGGTTGCCCCGCTGAAGTTTCTGCTGCTGTCAATCGCAGATGTTCCTGCTATCTGTAACGCGCCAGATACTATGTTGAGGCTATCGCCGGTTGCAAGATCAAGTCTGTTAGCAGCACCGCGGGAGATACTGACATCAGTGCTCAGTACTAAAGAACCTGAAAGATTAACGTTCGTTCCAGTTAGATCTCCGGTCATTGTGTCTCCAGATTTTTGAACGAAGTTATTAACAATGTTTCCCTGAACTGGAATGCTTAGATGATAAAGCACTGAGTCTTGGTAGATCTGAAGATCAGGAAATGGTGATGCTCCTGTTGTATTGGCATAGATCTCTAGCCACAAACGTTTGCCTGCAGGAACAGTGACTGCCGTTGCTGCATGCATGTGAACTTCGTATTCTGTCTTTGTAGTAGTTAGAATGTCTGTTTCGTCTGACTCCGAAGAAATAACAGTCTTGTTACTAGTCCCATCACTATCGACATAGTACAGTCTGAAGGAAAGTGTGGTTGGTTTCTTGCCAGAAGCTGTGACTCTTGCAGCAATGTGCAACTGAAGAATGGAACCTGCATTAATAGTAAATGGGGTAGGCGTGTCTACAACTGAAGTTTTATAGCAAATAGCAATCGTGTCTTTTGGAGTAACGTCAACCGACTCCGTGCTTGAGGTTTCAGATTCAACCAGTGTCGAAGACATTATGTTGGTAGCATGTATATAGTAAGTAAGAAGTGATGGAACAGCATTCTGTAGATAGGACAGTGTAACAAAGTGGGTTAAGTCTGTAGGATCTGAACCAGAAACTACACCTTCGAAAGCACCAGGTCCGTTAACTTTCAGCAAGGTACTTGTAACTGATGGCTGTGTAGAGGGTGTGTATCCAACACTTGCTCCAGAGAAGAAGTGCGCTCCTGAACCTGAGAATCGTGCAGTGTGTTCATAGGATGCAGAGCCATCAGGACTGACGAAGAAGTTAATACGAGGCGTGTATCCTGCACCAGCGCCTAGAGAGTTAACCTCAATGATGGCATCAAAGTTGCTGTTGTTACGAAGAGCGGCAATGGTTACGCTAGAGCCTGCTTCTGTTCCTATGTTGGATGATGGAGCCTTGGCACGTAGAGACGCTGTATGCTCTATAGTTGCATCCGGACTGTAGATACTCGCGTATGTGTATCCAACTACGTTAGAACTAACGTCCAACCATCTGATGTAGTTGGTGCTCGCATTACCTTGTTTCAAAAAGATACCTGTCGAATCCAGTTTGACGTCTCCACCACCAGCATATAGTTTTCCGTCTGTGTCGAAGTATACTTGTTTGGTTCCTGATCCCCACATTTCAAGCAAGCCAACGCCTGTTGAAGTATCGCGATATATCTTTAGGGCTGTGTCTGGTGACCCAAAGGTTCCAGTGCCTTGAAAGAAACCACCACCTAAACCAATAGTCAGTACGCCTTCGATGATTCCGGACGAAGCATAGATTGTTCCTCTTGCAGTAATGTTCTGGAATTCGGCTGATCCATCGCGCGTGATCTTCCATCCGCTAGTATTAGCAACATAGTCTGAAGATTGTATTTGTGTCGCAAGCATGCCACTAGTAATGCGTACATCACCTGCTCCTTGTACTCCAGTCATTGCTGCTTCAAGATAGGAAAGACGTTGACTAGCGTTCGCACTGGAAACCTGATTGCTCAGATTCTCTATTCGTCTAAGCAGATCTTCATATTCTGCCACTGTCATACCTCCGTACTTCGGTGCTAGATACGGAACACTGGATGGAAGTGGTGGAATGAACTGTGATACTCCACCAAATCTTCCTGATGATGTACCCCACAGGTGATCAATGTTTCTGTCCATCCAGTATTCAAACGCTGCCTCATCTAGTAGTGTCTCCGGCCATAGGTAGAATACCGTATAGCCAAGATTCTCAAGCAACGCTTGTTGAGTCTCGTCACGAGTTTCAATCTCCAATGATATGTTGTGCCAGTAGGACTGCACCTGCACAACTACCATTGGAAGAAGGAATATGAAGTCTGCAACAAGGCCACCAAATTCACTGCGTCCTCCTAACTCGGATGCTTGAAAATCAAAGTCAACACCTGGCATGAGTCCGCGTTGTATCAGTGCCTTGTAGAATATTCGTTCATACAGCGAGCCACTAATTCCTGGTTGGGCACGCTGTTCCAGGTACTCCTCTGTGTCGTACTTCGTTCCGCGACTACGTGCGTGCATCCTAGGTCTTTCTGCACGCAAAGCCTCTCTAGTTACAGCACCAAGTTTCAAGCGCCGTATCTGGCTATGCACTTTCTTCGGATAGCCACGCACGTAGCGCGGATGCCGCAGGCCGAGCACAGGGCGATTTTTTTCAGTTCCCGCCATTAAGCCCTCCTGCTACACGTAAGCGATCGTACACCTTGCACGAGCACTGGCATATCTATTTCCATCCTCACTGTACTGTCTCACAATGAAACGTAGTGATGTTAGATATGCCGAACTGGATTCGCCAAAGATGTTCGTGAATGTGATTGGAGCCACACTTGCGCGCGCTGCCTTGAGTGATGTACGCATTTCGGATGCTGTCGATCCCAGTCTTTCGCCATCGGGTGTTGCTAGTTCATCCTCTACAATCACTTCGAATGATACACCATAAAGCACACTTGGTCTGGCCATGCACTTCAGAATGTGAGCCTTCAGGATTGGAGAGACAGTTCCTGAACTGGTCTGGAGATCGAAGACAAGTTGGATCCGTTTACCAGTTACGCTTGAGAAGTTCAGTGTCTTTGTGCTAGAAGTAAACGTTCCTAGACTGGTAAGTGTAGTATTATCGTCCGTCCTATAGGAGCAAGCAATGCTAGTGTTGGTAGGAAACTCAGCATCTACAGTAACCGATGCGAACGATTTATCCACGCGCATGAGGCCGGCGTCAATGTAACTGGTGTATAGCCTGTGGTTTCCAGTTGTAGGATAACTAGCATATGTTAACTCGGAGTACGGCTGGAGTGTGACATAGTTAAGATAAGATACTTTAGTTCCCGCATTGTTCCTGTATGCGTAGTAAAGTCTATCATTCTGTGGATCAATCCACATGTTCATGTTTCCATAGATAGCACTAGCATCAGAAACGTCTGCTACCTTGTGCCAACCTACAGCATCAGTCTTAAGTATTACTCCATGTGCCGCTGTTTCCGTAGTCTCCAGCGAGTTAACTTCATTACTACGTGCAATAACGTACATGAACTTTCCTCTTGGAACCAGCGCACTGAAATCGCCATAGGTCTTGTAAGGCCAGTGTTCATCCCACCTAGGTGGTGTAACTTCTTGCAATCCAGACTTATACTTGTAAAGCGTATTACGAATGCTGAACCACAAGAAGCCATTCCAAACACAGGCAGCCTTGAAGTTGTCTGTGTGTGCTTCATTGCTGAAGTCCAAGATGTGGTAGGCTACGTTGTCGTCTCCAATAGCCCACGCACCATCTTCTCGCATTACCCACAGTTGGTTACTGAATGGGACCATGTTGTTGATTAGGATATCACCAGGTCCAACATGGATTGCATACAAGTCTCCACTCTGTTGTCCTTCAGCGTCCGAACCGTCAGACTCAGACCAGTAATGCAACCACGGAACGTTGTACTCACAGCCCCACATGTAACCACCATAGGACGCCAACTTGTAGAAGTTCTGTGGTGGGATAACTGCGCTACCAGCATCGTCATACACAAGGAACTTACTGGTGTTGTCTGGCTGTGTACCCCATCCAGCAACCTGAATGGTATCATCTGTATTTCCTGTGATTGCCGTGCTTGTTCCTGAACCCGTGCCTTCGTAGATATATATGTTTCCACCAACAAAGATGTTAGTAGTCCATCCATGATCTATAGTTGCAGTACATGATGTTGCGTTTGCTGTTGTTACTTGTCCAATATCACACACCTTCATGGTGCCACTAGTAGCAATGAAGAAATAAGTGCCATTGCTTAGCAAGTCTCTAACGTCAATGCTAGAAAGCAATGCTGTTAGCGATGATGTACCAGCACGATATAGAGCATTGTTGGTTCCAAAAAGACGATGGCCTCTGTGATTGCATGATGACTGGTATACGTAGGTGTTTACGTTTGCAATGTTTACTGGCAACGTGTACAGGCTAGCAAAGCCCTGACTTGTGTCAACAAGATGTCCTGTGTTTGCATACATAGCAGATTCGACGAATCGCTCGTTGCCATAGCCGTGTCCGTAATCTTCTTGACCGAGATCAAGATACAGACCTAATTCACTACGATGTGGAGTACCAGTAACTGCACGTGGTGCCCAATCCACGATATCTACTTCACTGTAGGTATCGGGATCAACAATGTAGCGATAAAGAACACTACTGACTGTCATTCCTACATGATAACCAACAGACATGTTATCCTCCTAGAATGGCCAGTCAAGTGGACGTATGGATGCGCCAACAAAACCGTTGTGCAACGATCCAGAGAAATGACGGAATGCACCCTTCTGTGCATATGCCTGTGCAGCCTCACCAGTTGCACGCTGCATAGCAGCCCAGTTATCCAACTCAGAACTAGGTGCGTGTGTAAGTTTAGACATGAAGAGTCTGCTCAATGCTGACAGTTCCAGGAACTCTCGTGGGCAAACCACTTCGGCGGTTTCACTGCTGTAAGGTGTGAACTCACTCTCGTACAGGATCTTCAACTTGTAGCCTTCAACACCAGAACGAGAACTAGAAAGGTACAGGATTGTTGGTTCGTTGATGTTGTCTAGTTCCCAGTCAGTGATAAGACTAAAATGTGAAGTAGCATCTGCCGTATCTGTAAGTCGATATTTAGAAGTAGTATCCAGAGCAGAAGAAAAAGCAACACTGACGCTGAGAGTGCTAGCGCTAGCAACACTTGCCACAGTTCGTATATCCCCAACGCTCGTCCCTTCATAGATGCGAACCTCCTTTCCTACATCGTCACTTGAGAAAGCAGCGCTGCTGTTTATGACCTGTACGTTTGTTCCCGCAGATGTGACCTGTCCAATTACGCTATTGACTCCCTGCTCCATCAGAACCTGAGCAATCCACTTTGGAGTTGGACTCAGTGAAGTTAGCGGATACGAAACCCCAACACCAGAACGCAGCACAAGATGTCCTGCTGTCTGCACGAAGAAGTATGGCCATGCATCCCGAAGAGCCTGATTGATTGCATCGTTCACTTCGTGTGCAGTAAAGGATGACCAGATCTCATACGCGGCTCCTGATGCTGTTGCAGTGAATGGCTCAACCACAGTTAGTGTATCTGACGATGCTGTGAAGTCTGAAATGATACGGTTCTCGTCTGCCGTAGGTAGATACAGAAACTGACCATTCCAGAAATCATCTGCCTGTGTCAGTTTAGCAGTGTCGATCAACGTCGTTGTTGATCCACCTGTAGCCGTACCTGCAACTGCACCATACCTCATAAACCAGGGCTGTCTTGTTCTGACGCCAATAGCACGTCTTATCGTAGGACGTGTTACGCCCATAGTTTCCTCCTTACATCACACCGACGTCCTCGCCCCAATTCAAGGAAGTTCGAGGTTTTGCTTTAGAACCAGGCACTAGTGCAATATCAGTCTCTGGTTGCTGCTTGAATCTCCAAGCCTCAAGATCTCCATAAGAAACAGAGCCTTTGATTTGCTGGTCATACATAGCAGCGCGCTGTACAGACTGGATATGCTCTTCCCAAGCAGGAATAAACAACTCAGATACTTCGCTTCTTCCTGTTGGTACAACGCACCTAACTCCATTCATTTGAAGTAGCACGGGATCACCTGAATTGAAAACGTCAACTTTCTTACTATGTCTAATCGCTTCTTGAAATCTAGTAGCCTTCATACGCATCTGCTCGATTGCTTCTTGCTGTAGTTTTTGAATGATTGCTTGTCGCTCTTCTGGGGAAACAGGTTGCTGCTCCCGTATTTTTTGCAGGGCTTCTTGTGCAGCCTGAAGTCCCTGCTCAGCCTCTCGCTTTTCCCTAATTGCCTGAGTAAGCAGCGCGTGCATATCGCCAATTGCTTGACTCAACTGATTGTACTGCATGGCTTCAATACGCTGCACTGCTTCTAGTTGCTCTAGTCTGTTCACCAAAGCATTAAGTGAGGGATCGGCGGTTCCCTCAGAATCAGAAGTTACCGCCGATCCTCTTACGCTTTGCTCTGGCGCATAAGGTTTAAGCGCCATAGCAATCTCCTTACGACAGGTCGGTGGGTACTGCCCACACAGTTACGGTAAGATTAGAACTGTCAGAGCCGCCAGGAATAGCATCAATGTTGAGAGCAAGTGTTCCACCGGCTTCCAGTTTGGTTTTGGCAAGTGATGCAGCAGCGATTGATTGATACAGAACAGAACTGTCATGCGCGATACGGCCAACTCCGGACGCGACTGTCCACAAGTCACCACTGGTAGTCGTTCCACCAGTAGGAGCAACATACGCAAGGACGAAGTCAGTTTGCCCAGATGTAGTACCATTCACGCCGATGTTGGCATGTACACGATCAATTGTGCAGTTAAATGGAAGAGTCTGAAGATCGAAACCGTCAGCAACAGTCAGAGTGTTAGGATTCCGAAGAGTGATCGGAATCGCTACGTTAGGATAGAGCGGCATTTTTAGCCTCCGTTAACTAAAGCGCGGGTCCGAAAAAAATTCGCCCTGTGCCCCCGCGCCGAAGCACAGGGCGATTTTTTTTCCCACGAAAGGAGTGTGAGAAATTATGAACCGCCGAGAGCAGTAGCGTGTCGGATTACAACCATGAAGTTCTGCTGCAGAATCTTCGTAACGAAAGTTGTATACCACGCGATACTGGCTCTCTGGTCCAACGGGTCTGCAGAACCAGCAGAACCAAAGTCCTTCTGGATCAAGCGCAGAGGTCGGGTCTTGAGCATTGTAGTATTGCTGTTAGTCATGCTATTAGTACTTGGAGCCTGCATACCTGATGGCATGTACTGAGCCAAACCGCCAATACCAAACGCACCCTTACCGATTACAACCGAGTAGAAAACGTCGACGGTGCCGCCGCTACCAACATCGGGAAGCTCATAAGCATTCGGCGAGACAAACAACTCACAACCGACTGCCTCACCCATGTAACCAGTAAAGTACGAATTGGATTTGCCACGCTCCTGGCTGTACTTCAAGATGGTCTGGAAAGTACTGTCATTATACAAATCGTATTCGGTATACGGGTGTATAATGACAGAGAACTTTCCACCATCCAGCGGACGAGCCTTATTAACCTTGAGCGTAGCAACGGCCTCAAGCAGTTCAAGAGCAGTAAGTTTCATGGCGCTAGTGATGTCGCTGTTTGCAGCAGCAGTAGAAGCGTATTGAATTGTGGTGCCGGCAATGATGACGTTACGAACGAGTTGGTCAAGACTATCACCAGCCTGCTCACCAAGAGCATCCGCAGCCTCAACCGCTACACGATCAATGCCCATCATTGCAAGTTTCTTGGTATAGCGAATGTAAGCGCCATACTCATCTACGGTAGCAGTCAGGTTAGACATGCTCATGTCCATTGATGCAGGAGTGCTGCCCTCAGTCAATGCCGTAGTAACAGCAGTGAAAGAGTTAAGAATACGCCAGTCAATGGTAGCACCAGCATGCTCGGGCAGAGCAGTAATAGGACTTACACCGCGCTGACCAAAAGCCAGGTGCAGAAAGTTAGGAGTTGCGCGATCCAGCAATTGCATTTCATAGAACGTTCGCTGCTGTGTAGTAAGAACACCAAAGGTGGAAGTCATCTTTAGCCTCCATGACTAGAACTTTACCCGACAGATGGGAAGTCCTCCAATCTGACGTCGCCAAGTCTGATTCGATCCATTAATTCTGCACGTTCTTGCGCTGTCATATTCCAGATACTCTTCTGTGCTCCCTGCGTTCCCTGCCCCCCGCCAGTTCCAACCTTTGGCGCATTGGTTCCAGGTTTAGCAGTTCCCTTCAGTGCAGCAACTTGCTTCCTTAGCGTACTGATTTCTGACTGCATGGTAGTCAGTACGCTGTGCTGCCAGTCAGCAGGATCATTACCAACTATCTTATCTGCAGGAACAAACTGGCTGTAGTATGAATACAGTTCATTAGCGTATCTTGTCTGTGCCAACTGTTGCTCTCGCACCTGAAGATCTCTAGCACGCTTATCCAACTCGTAACGTGCTTTCTCTTCGTCATTCATGCTGGATGTTTCGTACTTCTCCAGCATCTGACGCATTTCTTCGTTGGCACGCGCTTGATCACTGTACGCATTCTGCAACCAATTCATTCGCTGCTGATACTGGTCCTGCTGCTGTTGCTGCTGCGTTTGAGCCTGAGCCTGAGTATCTGGAGTGCTATCTACATTCTGTGCAGAATCCTGTGCAGGATCCGTAACTTGGGTGGAGGGTTCACCCTCTACACCACCGTTAACTAGATCAGGCATTGTTACCTCCCTTACTTTTCTAGTGCTGACATTTGTGCCAGCGTTGGATTAGTCAGCGGGTTCACAGAGACTTTAGAAGATGAACCCGCGGCCTCACGATGTTTGGCAAGTGCTTTCTTTGCCGTTTCAGTAGCCTTATCTTTCCATCCCCAATAGGCTATCAAGTACGCACCTACAGTCGTTGTCGTATTAGGAATTTGCTGTTTCATTAATGCACGTTGGGCATTCTTATCTTTATTTAGATCCCACCATTTATCGTTATACGCATGAACACCAGGCCATCTAACTTCCGCAGCCTGGTGAACGATAGTAGTAGCTGCTCGATCAACATCTTCTGCATCAGCGTAGTACTGTAGCAAGTCTGGATCGGAAATCATTTCTCTATTTAACCAATCCCAATATCCAAACAAGCCGGAGTTGGGTTGGTTAGGATTCTGTGTGCTGATAGCATATGCAATTGCAGCATCGTGTCCCTTTGTTTGTTCTGTCTCAAAGAATTTATCTTGCCACTTCTGTGCGCTTGGCCATTCCGTTTCGGAACGTTTATACAGAGCGGCTCTTTTTTCTTTTGCTCGCTTGATACCTTGAGCGATTTCTCCGGTAGGAGATGCTATCAATTCGGCAGCGTCCATCACAGCGTATGTCAACGCTTGATAATCAGCAGGCTGCCATCCTGAAAGATCTCCAGCAGACTGATAGAACTTCTCTCGCATTACTGACGTGAATCCTAGTTTATCAAGCAAGGCTGCACCTGATTTACCAGGTGGTACACGATTAAGTACATTCCACGCCAGCGATGATATACGTTGCTGCTCGGTATCATAGGCAAGCCATGCAGTAGATAGCCACGGATACTTTCCAAGAATCTGTGTTGCTGCTTCTTTAGGCAACATCGTCTTCTTTAAGTCTTGATATTCACGTCCTTGTTTTGCAAGTTCACTCTCCCAGCCTGCTCGTGGTGTTATTCGCAAGCCTAGAAACATCGAAGCCAGTGCGGGCAATCGTTGAGCCGACAAGGCCGACACTATTGCGTCTGCAAATGTTGGGCCACGTTGTGTAGCCGCAGCATATATTGCGTCGTCTGGGCTCAGAGAACCAAGCATCTGTGATGCTGCTAGTCTGCGTGTTGCACTTGCTACATTCCATTTAGTCCCTCCAACAAAAGGTTGCACGTTTCCTGTTCGTGGATCACGTGTCCACATCCAGGGCTCTACAACTTTCCCAGTTAGTGCAGCAAAGGAACGTGTTACTGGTGACAGGTATCCAGGTGTTCTTGCTCCTTCTCTGTCTCCTTGAAGAGCGCGTTCAGCCGCGTAAGCAAACATAAGCAGCGGATGTACTGCTGGTCCATATCTGCCTATTGCTTGAATGGCTTTTCCAAACGCGCTTCTTTCTCGATCAGGATCCTCGAAGGATTCAAAGATATTTTGTACTGGAATAAAAGTAGATTCAAAATCCCAAAGAAGTTTTCCGTCAAAACCAGGTACTCCAGAAATCGCAATGTGGTTCTTTGCCCAGTCTGGAATATCAGGATCGTCTTTGTTCATTTGCTCTATTCCACGCCGCATACGCAGGTAGGCGTTAACAGCCCCAGGCGAACGCGCTAAACTCTGTGCCCAATTAGGAACCGCGCGTGTGTACCAGTACACCCACGGGAACGCTAACTGCAAGAGAATATCTGGCGTCCGGCGCATCTGGTAATCCAATAGCGCATGGTCACGAACCCGCTTTGCGTATTTAGCCGCTGCAGCGTGGACATCGACGTGTCGTGATTGTAGTCTCTTAGTAAAGGTATTCAGCACATTATCCAGTGGTTCTCCAGCCTTACCTGCTTGTTCAAGAGATCTTGTTAGTGTAGTGGCTGGCATATCTTCTACTTCTTTAATCACACGCTCGAGAAGGTTAGTTGCTCTTACAGCCATATCAGTGTTTACGCTTACAGCACTAGGTGATGGTCCAGATGCCAGACCAGATTGCACAGCGCTAACAGCATTCTGCGCAACAACTGCTTCTGGCTTGCCTGATGCCATGACCTTTTGTGCGTGGGCTCTTACATATTCACGATACTCATTGGCTGCAACTACCTTACCTTCCCATTCCGGTTTGTTTACACAAGCAAATGGAACAAGGTCTATGCTGCCATTTTTCTTTCGGACTGGATACATGGCATAAGGAATATCGCCTATCTTAAATTCCTTCATAGCCTGTACTGGCTTCGCGTAAACACGTGGTACAACTTCGTCAGGTTTAACGGCATCAGGTTCAAGAATGTCGCCGGCTCGTGTCTCCAGCTTTCCTGGCGATTCGATGCTGGCTTTTACACCACCAGCGTCTCGGAGTTCCATTAGAACCTTGTCACGAGCGGCGCGATTCTTTTTCCATGTATCCGTCACGTCACCGATATCGTAAGTTAGCAGATTATCGAATACGCTTCGCACATCGTCAGGGAACTTTTCCATAGGGCCACGTCGATTGAATAGCGCACGATAAGCATCCGAGATCCAACGCTTCATCTTCTCGAATACGCCCAACAATCCCTTGGTTGGAGCAAATCCTTCAAAGATATACATCTCAAATGCTTTCGCGAACTTCTCTTGATCGTTTACGTCCCATAGATTTCGTCTTCGTCCTACCCACTTTTCGATAATTATCAGATCATCATTGCGTAGCATGGGTACTAGCATGTGTCCGGCTTCGTGCATAAGCGTAGAAGCATTGGCGTTCTCGAAACCTTTTAGTACACCAAGACCAGTCAGCGGATTAAGCGACCAAGAGCCAAAAACTTCCTTGCCTACTCTTTGAAAGGATGCTCTTTCCGCCATCTTTGCTATGCTTTCCAGGCCGCTGAGGTGCACAGGGGGTTTCTTTTCAAACCGAACATCTGAGATAAAACGCTCGTACCAAAGACGCCAATCCTCGCCATATGTAGAAGCCCACGATTTAGCAATAGCATCGAAGATAGTCATTACGCCATCGCGCTGCTCAGGTGTAAGATTGAACACGTTCATTGCTCGATGAGCGAAATCCTCGCGCTTCAATCCACCAATGTACTTAGCTACTCGAATACTCTCTGTTTCGTTCTTGTTGATAATGTGGGTAACTTCCGACCAGTTCTTAACCTTCTGTAGTGGTACGCGCTTGTTATCTTTCAGTACAGCATATGAATCAATGGTAGCCATACGATTAATTTCACCCATGTGTGCAGGGTAATCTGAAATAAGATCCTTACTCTTGAAGGTTGCAATAGTTACATCATCTGTCATTCCCCATCTGTTGATAGCCTGAACAACATCAAAGGAAGGAAGTTTACTCTCTACATGGAACTGACCATTCGATGTTTTAGTAATGAGAATAGCATCCTTGGGCTTAGTGTTTAGTTGTTTTGCTAGATCATTAGCATCTAAGTCTCCACCGATGTGAGCGATTGCATCCGCAGATTCATCGGCTGTTATCATCACGGACGCAGCATCATCTGGATGTGAAGCACCAATGAAGTGCCAGATCCTATCTTTGTCATTGCTTGAAACGATGAGAGTTGCCGCACCACCAACATTAGTTTCGAATCCTGTTGGTTGAGTGTGCTGCATATCGTAGAGCATGACAGAAGCATCTGGATCCACTCCAGCCTCGCGCATACGTGCAAATGTTTGCTTGATGCGCCCATCTGGAACATGCACTTCAATAGTGCCGTCTTCCAACTTTCGTATGATAGCGCTACGTCCGTTTGTAGAAGCAATGATTTCTGAGACTTCCTTAAGTTCAGACTTCTGCAATATTCCAGTATCCAAGTTGAGTGTTGTCACCCAAGGCTCTGGCTTTTGAATATCATCACCGAGTTCAGTGACGGTAATCTTTGGCCGATCCATTCTGGGCGTTGTCGATTTGGGTTTGGATTTTGTTGGTGTTGGTGTTGGTGTTGGTGTTGGTGTTGGTGTTGGTGTTGGTGTAGGTGCCGCCTTCTTAGGACGTGGTCCAATCTGTGCCATAACATTTTCTTTGAGATCTTCCCTTGCAGCAGCTTCAAGTGCTTCATCAGAAACTGGTGGAGTAATTACTGTAGGAGCCACTTCTGGTGCAGGAGGTACTTCTGGTGCTTTTGGTCTAGTCTTAATAGCCTGAACTTCCATGCGTACCTTCTCGTCGACAAAGTCTTCGAGGTTTGTTACTCTATCACCCTGCATTCTAACAGGCGTTTTCTCTGGAACACCAGCACGTAGAAGTTTGGCTGCTTCTTCTAGTCTACCTTCTGCTCTAGATGCTTCATCAATGAATTGGTCAGGAGCAAATTCAAGAATTACCTTCTTGGTTCCATCCTGATTCCAGTAGATATGACCAACTATGGTATTTTCTGCGGCTCTGATATTGGCAGAGCGAGAGAAAACGGTGCCAATGCTAGAAGTGTAGTGCGTAATGTATGCTAAGTGATCAGGAACCTCAGCATCAAGAGCACCACTCCAGTCAGAAATGGCAGCTGAACCATCAGGATTTAACCAATTTTGCACCATATTGAGTTCGTCAGGAACCAGACCTTGGCCACCACCGCTAGGTAGGTTAATGTCTCCAAATAGTTCTTCTTGCCTGTAGTAGGAACCCTGGAATACTCCATTCCCCAGATCACCTAAAGTAGACGTGCGCTCAATCATAGGAATGTTTGCACTTTGTGTATATGTTCTCCAGATAACTGGTGTATTGCGATCAATCTTTCTACCAGCCAACTCAGTAAATAACTCCATTGTCTCTGTTCTATCCATTACGCCTGTTACCATGATTGGTTTATCCCCACGTTTTGATACTGTAACTACTCCAGACTTGCCTTTAGGATATGGATTATCCAATGGAACTCTTCGTAGCCGCATAGAACCAGTGCCAGCTGATGATTGTAGATCCCAAGCCTCAGAACCAAAATCCTTAACCGTTGTATTACTACCAAGCATACTCCATCGACGATGTCGCAGAGAGTTGCTTCCAGCAACTTCCTCTCCAGCCAAGAATCCTGGAGTCAGTCTAGTTGTGCGCCCTCTCTTAAACAGACCATCATCAATAAGGATTACTTGGTCTGGGGCCATTTTTAGTTCTGCTGCTACTTTCCTTATTCCAACGAATGAGGAAAGTTCATGTGTAGCCACTATGTATGTATCTCCAGATTTCACTAGAACCAGCGATGCTTTATTTGGAATTACAGTACCAGGAGCAACCTTGATCACTTCTCCTGTATCTTTAGTTACTATGTAGCGCTCCTGTTCACCAATTGGTTTGGACATGTAAGCCTTGACATCAGGATTGGACTCCAGATCCAGTACGTTGCTGTATCTAATATCCGAAGCAACTTGTTCTGCCTTACCAGAAACCTCACCAGTTGGTGTTTGCACAATGACTGGTGTATCAGGAGGAAGTTGCTCCAAAGCCTTGACTGTTGTTTCTGTAACCTGACCATCTGGAACAATAGTTCCATCAGGAAGTTTCAACCCTTCCATAACCTCAGCATCTTTAGGAAGTACTTCAACTGCTTTTCTTCCTGCTTCTGGTTTAGTAGTGGCTGCCTTTCTGCTTTTGACATCAATAGCAACACGCTGAACTTCTGTAGATACAGGAAGCGTAGTAGCCTCTGCAATATCTACAGGCGCATCACCTGCTCCAGCAAGATCGGCCAGAATAAATGGTGTTGTTTCTTTGGTGTCCAAGTTGGTTACAAGAACTGGAGTCTGCTTATTAAAACCGTAGTCCAGTAACTTGTCTGCTATAGGCTTATTGGAAAGGGGATTAGCGTTGTTAGTACGTATAACAAAATTTCCTTTCTGTCGGAACAATCCAAGAGACTTCTTCATGTCGGCAGTAAGAAGGACTGCCTTGGTAAGATCCAGTTCGTCATACGGAAGATAGAAATCAACCTCTCTGTTTGCAAGATTAAGAACAGGTTGTGCCGGAGTTACATCTACAGCAACTACTGGCTGCTCAACTGGTAGATCTTTTACCTCTACAAGAGTATACGAAGTATCTTGACTTGGGGTTCTGGCATTTCTAAAATCCGCTTTAGCCTTAACTCCGTTATTCTTAAGCGCATTCTTTACTACCTCGTCGTCTGCTATAGATATATCAACGTTGTAAGTTATATTTTTTCCTTCCATGGAAAGACTTCCAGATGCTACAATCCTGTCTCCCTTTTCCGCAAAACTTGTATGTGCAATGCCTTCAGCAATCTTGTAATCCTTATAAGGAATAGCAACAATGTCTCCACCTCTAGAAACAAAAAGCGCAGTTGGAATTCCTTGTGCTTGAAGGCCACTAAGAGTAGTCACGTTAACGTCATTGTGTGTCATAGCAATAAAGGAAATTGCGTGATCCTTCGGGGCACTAGTCTTTATTAGATCTCGTATATTGTGCGTAGTAACTACTCCATTGTGGAAGATCTGTATGCTTTTGTCTGTATTTAGTCCTCTAGCAACTGCAAGTTTAGCAGCGTCTTGCGGAGCAGTATTACCACGCGTGATTACAAAAGCACTGTCCTCATATAGATACATGTCCATAGGATCTTTAGAAGCAATGAATGTTTGTTCCTTTGAAAGTTCCACATCGAAATCGCCAACAGTAATCTGCTTGCCTTTTACTCTTGCTATATCACCCGCGTCCTTGGTTAAGAAACGCTCCAGTGGGCTGCTGCTTGCTGTTTCGGCTAAAAGATTGTCATACTTGAAAGTCAGACTGCCAAAGACAGGAGACTGGAATGTAACATATTCAGTGCCTTCAGGAATAGCATCTTTTAAGAAATTAGAAAACCCATGTGGCGTATTGAGATAGTCAGCATTACTACTAACTAGATAGGCGTTAGGATCCGTACTTCTAATAATTACTAGATGTTGTTGTGGTTGGAAGGACATGAAGGTTGTAGCACCAGATATGGATGAAGGATCGAATGAGCCTTCGAATGTGGAAGATACTAGTTGTCTAGTTGTTGGATTGTAGACTGCTACGGCCTGCTCGCCTTTGTTAAGAGTAACCCAGCCATCCTTGAATCCAGTCATACCTTTAGCAAGCATTTCACTAGGATCTTCACCAAGCAGCGTGTTCAATCTTCCGATAACAACATCACTTACCGGTGCACCTTTTTTACTTCTCCAGACAGTAATAACGTCATCACTATATCCCATTTCACGAAGTGCTTGAAGAGCGTCCATGCGCAAGTCTGTAGGCGCTTCAATAAATACACCATGCATTGTTTGCCATCCAAGATAACTGTTCTTAGTACCCGCAGATGCTGCATGAGCAAGAGACTCAGTTGACTCTACAAAGGAGCGAGTGTAGTAATCGAACGAGAAGTAGCATTGTGCTTTTCCTGCCTCACCAGCCCTAAGAATATCCGTAATTGCTTCTGCACGCTCAACGGGATTATGCAGAAAACTTTTTTCTCCAGGCATAATTACCTGTGTCTTTACTGGTGGATACTTATGTGTTCCGGCTTCTGCTGCACGAGTTCTCATAGACAGAGGATCTAGTTCAGGAGCACGCACTTCTGAAGCCAGATCTGGATCCCGTTTTATGCGTCTAGCAAGTTCTTTTGCTGCCTCATCATCCCTACTTCCGAACGCTCCAATGAACTGCCTCAACTTAATAAGGGGCATTTCGGGGTTGTCTGATGCTGTACGCTTTGCGAACTCACCTAGTGATATGCCTAGCCCTAGCATTTCCGAATCAGGATCTGCTCCCATCTTGATAAGTTTCTTTGCAACACGTATCCTTGCTTCGTCCTGTTGTCTGGCGTTAAGTTTTATTGGCTCAAAGTCCAAACTGATCATTACCTTCTTTTTAGAGTACCTAACAGAAACCACAGGCTGAGATTCTGATGCTGCTAACTGTTTGTAGTTACGTTGAAAAGCCATCTGATACAGCGACTCTGCGTCAGACTCGTGGGATCCAATAATGAAATAGTCATGCGCAGTTTTAGGATATTCCGGATTGTAATCCAGGTAGATTAGTTGATGAAAACCGATAGGATCATCCAAGACAGTAGCAGGAAGTTTATCTACTGCTGCGTGCAAAGCAAATGATTGATTGACAGGAGCCTCAATTCCCTTAGGTAGTTCACCTGCATTACCAAGTTCGTGTGCCCATTCAATCTTAACTCCTCGCTCACCAGGAGAAGCCATCTGTGCAATGGTTCCCTTTTCCATAATGAAAGCATATTCGTCCGTTGTAGATGCGGAGTACCAAATCATAGTCATATTTGGAATTGGTTGGTTTTTCTGTACGTAACCTTGCGCTATTTGAAGTGCAACATTTCTACTATAGGTTCCATGCTTATCGTATGGACCAACGAAGAAGTATCCAGCATCTGTAGCAAAGCATGCTATTCTAGCGCCTGGTGCTTTAGCGTTACGATTTAGTTCAGCAACGTCCTTTGCAATATCAACAGCAAGACGTGCAAAGTTAACTTCCTTACCTGGAGGAAGAAACTCTTTCTTTGTATCACCGAGTCTCTGAATGTAACTAAGATCACCAATCCACTGACCGGTATTAACCGCGTGTATGATTGGCTCATCCAGGTATTCCTCTCCCCACGCTATTTTCCGTATTTCCTCAGGACCAGTCTGGTACAGTTCCTTACCAGCACGCCAGTCATCAATGCTCATCACATTACTAGAGGGGAAAGGATTTATCGTCACATCGAAATTAGAGAAGTCAGCACCCTCATGATAGCCTCTAGCCATGTGGTTCTCGTAGAGGCTACGAAGTTGTGCTGCATCCTTAATTTCAGGAAGATCATTTAGACCATGTCTATAGTGGTTAAGTAGTTGCACTCTTTCCTCAATGGTCAGGTCCTTGAAATATTTTTTAAACATCTTAGCCGCGTCTGCTTCTACCTGTCTTTGCAGCGGAACTAGGTACGGAGTTTGCCAGTCAATCCCTTCCCCGTAGTATTTCTCCATGTCGTATGGCCATCGTGCAAGATCATACTGCTGCTGACCCTTAGAGATACCAGCAGCCCGCGCTTCTTTCATAATGTGTCTGTTGACTAAAACAGCGTCAGGAAGATCATCAAGTTCTTTCTTTGCAAACCAGGCATAGCCTCCTGACTCGCCAATAATGCGTCCATATTCCATATCCATCTTCGCGTATTGCTTTTGGTACTCAGTCAGAAGCCTGTCTGAGTATTCTTTAGCAGTGATTAATCCAGCCTGGTGATCAGCAAAGAGTTGTGTCTGTGATACACGAACCCGCTTGATAGCGTTTACGTACTCCTCTTCCACCTGCTGCACTGCCTGTCGCATCTTAGATTGATCCTTCAATCCAGTAGCCAGAGCAGCATGCGCGTTAGCGCGAGAGAGTTGAAGATCATGCTCTATCTTACTAAGCGCCTTCACCAGATTCTCAGCAACCGTAACTTTTTCCTTCTTAGGTACTGTAGCATCTTTACGAACAACTTCACGAAGTTGCTTGCTTGCTTCTCCAACTACAGTTCCAGGAACTGGAGCCGGAGGAGACGTAACCTGCTTTGCAACTTCCAGCGGCCTCGTCATGTATACCTGTTCGAGATCTCGTAGACGCTTGACGAACTCTTCCCTGTTCTTTGATTTAGACGCAGCAGTCTTAATAAGTTGATGTAGTTCAGCAAGCCCGCTATCAGTAATGTCCTTAGCCAATTCCTCAGATAGAATATCCCAAGGCTTGACTCTAATCGCGTCATCACCAAGCAATCGAACATTGCCACCGTGGCTTGATACAAACTCAGCAATCAACTCACGTATCTGTGCAATGTTATCGGCACCCAAGAAGCCAGCCTGCTCGATCTTTCCCTTGATGATTCCTATTTCCTTGGGAGTAAGCAGTCTTGCTATTTCGTCTGGAAGAGTTACGTCTATCTGTGATCTACGCCACAGCGTTCTTGTAGCACCATCAAATGCTTGCTGCACGATAGTTCGTGATGCTTGCTGCTCAAATTTCTGTGCAGCATACATCGAGAATGTAGTAAGCCCAGGCTTGGTCATAAACGTTTCTCCAGCACCAATACCCTGCGTTGCTGCACGAACGTCATAACCAAGCACCAACTTGTTCAAAGCAGCGCGACGACTGCTGATGAATGGAGAGTACCCATCAACCATGATATGCGCAACGTTGTCTGTAAAGTTTCTAATCGCGTAGCCCAGATTCATGCCCATGTATAGACGAGCGAATACGTTATCAAGAGGACGTCTTTTTTCAACAATGGCTTTAGCCCCACGCAGGATAATCCCTTTCTCGTACTCGGCTACTGGTATCATTTCACTAATAGCAAACCTTGCTTTGTTGTACCAAGCATGTGCTACCTCAGTGGCTGTATGGGCTTCATCCGACATCTTAAGTGCTCTAGTTAGTGCAACAAGTTTTCCATCCTTGTCAGTTGCAATCTTCTTCATAAGTACTGCAGCACGTCGACCGTTTCGTGAAGATGGTGTCATTCCGTAACCACGATTGAAGAGTTCCCGACCAGCAGCCCTGACCTTTGCAGGATCATCGTCTGCTAGTTTAATCCACAACGAAGTTACTTCACCAATCTCGTCGTCAAGCCTTCGTGCGAATTCAGTCTCGAATTCCGGAGTACCTACTAGATTTTTCCAGTTAGGATCTGTTTTCATGCTGCCAAGAATAGCACGATTTGCTGTACCGTTTACGATCTCTACAGCCTGAGCCGCTTCTTCCGCAACCATGTGTCTCATAGAATCGGTTGTATACGGAGCAACAATAGCAGCGCCCTTACCAAAGATATTCTCGGCTTCCTTAACCTGACCAGCACGAGAACTCAGCATTGCTATATCGTTAGCAACCGTTTCTGTAGGAAGAAGATGATCGAACA